CACTATTAGTGTCAAAAACCAAAGGGTGGTCACTATAAGTGCCTATATGCGAATTAGCATCTTGGCTAAACGCTAATAAAGTAACTCCATTTGTAGTGTCTTTTATTTTTAAAGCAGGAGTTGTAGTTGAGCCCTCTAAAGTAAGTAAAAAGTCAGGACTCGCAGTTCCTATGCCCACGTTGCCTGAACCATCGATTCGCATTCGTTCTGTACTATTTGTTCCAATAGCTAAATTTTCACCACCACCTGCTGTTCCTATAAAAGCAGTAGGGCTTGTTCCAACTCCATTCTTTATCACAAACGAACCTCTAGTGCCTGTGTTAGAGTAAAATCTAGCTATGGTTGCATTATCTGTATCTGCTCCTTTAACGTCTAAAGTATGGGCAGGACTTGACGTATTTATGCCTAAATTGCCCGCTTGAGTTAAACGCATCTTTTCAGACCCGCTACCATTAAACTTTATACCATCAGCACTTGAACCATAAATTTTTGCATTGCTATTGCCAAAATTAATACCTTGATTGTCATTAAAGAGAACAGCACCTGATGTACTAATATTGCCTGAGGTGTTTAACCTCATTCTTTCGGTGTTGTTTGTTCTTAATATTAGGTCGTGATTAGTTTTAGAACCTATATAAGTACCAGAAGAGTCGGCATACAATCTACCATAAGCAGATGTAACATCACCAAAATCTATCATACCGCTAGAACCTGAGTCAACTGTAACAGTTCCCGCTACTTCTAAGGCGGTTGAAGGAGTAGTAGTCCCTATTCCTACGTTTCCTGCTATGTCAATACGCATTCTTTCATTTGAGCCCCCATTTGTTACAAAGGCTAACGCTTGGTTAGTTGCTGAGCCTATAGTATTAACACCTCCGTCACTCTCCACATCAATATTAATACCATAGCCGCCATTATTGTTAAATTCAGCTACTCTACCACTAGCGTCTGACCTGCGGACATCAAGGGGTGCGGTGGGGCTTGTATGCCCTATGCCTACATTACCTCCGTTTAACCAAGAATTTCCTTCTGTATCAAACCTAAAACTTTCTGTGCTACCATTGAACAAAGAAAACAATCCTTTATCTAAATTTGCTCCAGTACCTCTTGGTTGTATTCGGGCTATTTTAAAGTCGGCTGACTGTAAGAAAAAATCTGCACCATCGCCTTGAATGTCTAATTTAGCATCTGGACTAGTAGTCCCAATGCCTAGCCTTGCAGTACTTGCATCCCAGTATAACGCTTGATTTTCTGAAGTATCAAAAAACGATATGTCCCCTCCGCTAGTTATTCTTAATCTTTCGTTTGCAGGATGTGCAAAGGTATTATGGCCTGTGTAAAACTTCATCCCTATATTCTCTGCCGAGAAAAGTATAGTGTCGCCACCATCATAGCCAATTTTGGTTCTATTACCTGCAATAGCAATATTAGTAGATGTATCTGCATCACCTACTTGTAGTTTGCCCTCATTAGGATTTGAAGCACCTATTCCAACTGCATTATTTGTAGAATCAACATAAAGTGTGTTAGTATCTACTGTTAAATTACCTTGAATGGTTACGTTGTTTTCTAGCTTACTTGAAACTACACCACCATCTTTTATCCTTAATGCATCGGTGTTAATTTCTAAAGTACTGTCATCAACATTTACAGATAAAGTAACAGCACCTGTAGTAGAAGTTCCTGCAAGCCCATCACCAGCAGTTATTGAGTTTACCTCTCCGCTTGTTTCATCATTATATAGTTCAGTAAAATTGTCATTTACTTTATCAAAGGCACTACGCAACTGATCACCCGTGCCATCGTTTGCAGTAGTCCCTATATTTATTGTTTGTTTAGCCATCCGTTATATTGTTATTTTGTCTACCGTGTATTTTATAGAATCCACTAATATTTTTGTTATACTTGCTAAAAGCTTTCTTCCCTTTATTAAAAAGGGGTAAGCCTTCCCCCATTTGCTGTCATTAACTTCCCCAAAATTACTTGAAAGGTATATATCCCCATACATTAATTTTTTGTTTTTTTAGTTATACTTTTTTTATTAAGGTAATTTTTCAACCTTTCAATATTATAACTTTTTGGTTTGTATGATTTTTTTATAGTACCCATCCTTCAAAAGACGCATCCTTATCAGGGTAAACATCGTCATTATTGTTAGTATAATATTTTGGAAATTTACTTGAGGCATTAAAAGACATATATTCAATAAACCTTTCAGTATAGTATTGTGCAATATTTCGTTCTTTTTCTATTAAAAAATCTATTTCGTTTTTATCTACGTTTTGTGCGTTTTCACTACTGTGTTTAAATACGCCCTTATTAGCGATTGTATAAGCTGCAAAGGGTAAGTATTCAACCATTGCCCAATGTATCAGCATAGGCTTTATATAGGTCGTTACAAGTGCTAAATTATCCCCTGCTAAACTACTGCCTTCTATGTGTCCTTGTAAATCTTCAAATAAGTCAGTACCTAAATAGTTTTGTATGTGTATGTCTTGGGCTATTTTTATAAATTGTATAAACTTGTCCGTGTCCACATTACCATTTACAGCAGTAAACTTTACTAAATCTTTTCGTGTTATGAATAATCCTTCTGCCATATCTTATTTATTTACAAAGCCTTGATTGGGCATATCTTTAGGTTTTATAGAAACCTTTGCTGGTTCTTTTGCTTTACTTGGGGGTTTTATACCTTCAGCTTCCCTTTGCTGTTTGTAAACAGGTTTTGTTTTTGGGCTATTTACATCAGGTTTTATACCTTCTTTTGCCATATAGGTTTTTCTTAACCAATAATGATGGCAATTACCTCCACCTTTGTATAAAAATATATCATAAGTTGCAGCACCACCTTTACCCCAACCAGCATTAACTGCTTGTTTACTCATTTGTGTAATATCTTCTTTGCGATATATTTTTTTAGCATCTACCATTTTTCGGCAAAACTGCCTTGAATTGTTACTAACTGATAAAGGTGCATATTGATAACGAACTATAAACTTCTTTTCTGTTTTTGTTTCACCATCTAAATCAGATTTTGCATTTGGTCTTGCTGTACCTGTACTTGCTAAACCTATCATTTTGTCTAACGCTTCTTCTTGGTCGTAATCTACCTCACGTTCATCTACTAATTCCCATTCGTCAAGGTTTTCATCTTCGCCAAATTCTTGAAGTAAATTAAACATTTCGTCATCGTCAAAATCAAACTCTTGTTTAGATAATTTATGTTTTTCGCAAGGCATATACCAAGTTTTACCTTCATATTCGTGTGTATGAAAACCCTTGCATCCTAAATCTTTAGCTATTTCTTCAGCTTTTTCTTGTGTAGAATATCCTAACCTATCGTCTATTATTGCAATATCATCACTAACTATCTGTGAAGCCATTTTAACACCTGTTTCTTCTTCCCTTGTTTCGTCTGTAATGGCATTGTCAGTTTCTATAAATTCAAGCGGTTGTAGTGTCTTAAAATACAATTTAAGGCTAATACCATTTACCGCAAGTATATCATCAATAGAATCAATTATTAAATTTTGGTAAGGTTTAATAGTTACGTTGTGAAACAATAAAGAAGCTGTGCGTATTTCGTCAGCATTATTACCTAAACCATTGTTACCATCCCTAATACCTAAAAGTAAAGGGGAGGTAATTCTGTGTGCTACCATTAACTTGCCTGTACATTCGTTAGATAGGTATTCGTAATGTTGTGGGGCATCTGTTAAAGGTATGTCATCAATAGATGTTTTGCTTTCTGCATTGTTGTTAAATGCTATTATTACTTTTTCGCCTCTTGCACCTGTCAGCTTGTTCATTACATCAGACTTAATCTGAAGTTGTTTGTCCCTGTCAGGCACACCGTTGTTAAAGTTGACTACTTTAGTTCCGCTGAAACCATTCTGTACATCGTTTATTAAATAGTCGCTTATTTCACATTCAAGATCAGCATAAGCCAAGCCCCCTTGATAATCCACAGGGCAGTAATAATCGTACCCAGAAACGTACTTTTTTACAATTTTAATTTCTGGTTCTTTACCGTTACCAAATCCAAAAGCTGCAATGCGTTTAGGCTTGTCGTTTGGTTTAATTTTTGACCAATCGTGGAAGTAGTAGTACCCTTCTATTTCGCCATCTTCGTTACATTTTTCTGCACGTAGTGTTTGACGTGGAAAGTGTTCCGCACGTTTTACTTGACTGTCTTGGTATAATACTTGAAAACTTGCTTCGCCTAATAGTTTTAAATCAAGTGCTATTTTTTGCAGACATTTGTCGTGAAATATAGACCTTAAAGCTGCGTATTCATCTGTCTTGGTGCTACTATCTAAAGCATCTAAACCTTTACCGTATATGTTTTGACTAACTGCATTTATAATAGCGTTGTTTGTGGTTGAATTGGTAAACAGTTTTATTAGATAAGAATAGTAGTCGTTATCTTCACCGTAATTAACCCAATCACGTTTTTTATCTTCTGTGATTTGTGGTTTATTATAAGACGATAAATTTATTATGTGTAAGTTTTCCATTATGCAAATATAAAGTCGTTTGTTGTATCGTTAGATGTGTACTGACTATTGTTTACTGTGTAATCTGCTACTGTTTGGTTAGTGCAGAATATTTTATCTTTAAATACAACATCAGTTCCTGCTTTAATTGTAAGCATATAAAAGTTATCTTGTTTTAAACCAAAAGCTGCATTGTACCTATTGTAGTACAACACTTCTGATACAGCAGTTGTGTTTTGATTGTAAACCGTTGTGTTGGTTTGTTCGTTTACTATTGATACATTATAGGTCGTGCCTGTTGTAAAACTTCTTGGAATAAAATCAAGGTTTTGGGCTGATCCTGTTTCTTGTAGTATAATCATATATATACAATAAAAAAACTTAAATTTTGTTATTTATAAAGCAAAAAAAAAGGCAACATTTCTGCTGCCCTTTTAGTTAAGATTAGTACTTGTGTTTGTCAGGTCTATTGTAGTCAGGCGTTATTTCTATTACGTGACCACCAGCTAAACAATCCTTGACGTGTTCAATTAAATCATCAAACCCTTTTAGGTGATAACCTGATCCTGTTGAATTGTTGCAACTTGTACTGTAATCCATTCGGTATTTTTCTGATCGCCACTTTTGACTAATTTGTGTCTTTGTTGGCTTATCATCTAACCCTAATGGTTTACCATCTTTAACGTGTACCTCAAATACATTAAATTTTTCATTTACTTTCATTGTTTATTGTTTTACGTTATACATTATGTCAAAGAACTTAATCTTTACACTAATATAAACATTTTATTAACAATAACATAAAAAATGTAGTTTTATAACAAAAAACAATAAATGTGTTATATGTGTAACAAATTGTTACAAAAAAAGGGTAACATTTCTGCTACCCCTTCCAAAACCAAAATTAAAACAGATTAAGAATTTGTTCCTTCAGTAATTGTAATAGTACCTGATAATCCAGCGTAATCTACAACACTAAAAGGAAAGTCAATATCTTTAGTGTCAGAATCCATAAAGTTAGCAGGTGCAGTTTCTTGTGCGTTTAGCGTTAGTGTATATCCGCTTAAATCACCCATTGCAGCCCCTGTGACAATCGTACCGCCATTTACATCAGCACCGTGTTCTAATCCCATCATAAATACATTACCGTTATAATCCTCTACAGCTACGTGTGGTCTGCCATAGGCAAGAAGCTTTAATTCCTTGTTATCTTCTTTGGTAAGTTTTTTAAGTGTTAGGTTTAGTGTTTGGTCAAAAAACGTTGTACCGTTTTCCCTTGAAGCATTAATAGTTTGTTCAAAACTACTGTTGCCTTTTAGTTCGTATTTAAACGCTGTAAGGTTGTTAGATGTATCACCTGTTAAGTTTGTTATTTCGTCATTAGTTAGTGAAACCGTCCCTAATTTACCAAATGCAACAAAATAAACATTTTTTAGACCACCTACGACATCTTTACAGGGTTCTTTCCTCCCCAATGTTAAATCACAACTCATAAGTTATAGTATTAAAAAAGGGTAGGTAGGCACATTGGCTCACCCACCCTTTATGTTAGTTTATTTATTTATTAAGAATATAATACAATGTCAGAACCGATAGCGTGTTGAATACCAGCAGTAAATCGCATTACAACTCTTACATTTTGACTACCGTCAATATCAGCCATATCAATGACTTTTACCTCTTGTTGATCGTTCATCAAGCCTGTGCCGAAGAATAAGTTGCTTTTTTCAGCAGCTACCATAGTGTCAGAAGCAAGACCTGAAGCCAATACAACATTTAAACCATCAAAAGTCAAAGCACCACCGTTAAACCATTGTGTACCTTGATCGTTAGTACCAGCAGCACCAACGTTAGTTGCAAATCCGCCCAAAGCACGTACATAGGCTCTATATACATTAGGTGCGACATAAATTAATAGATCGTCAGCACCGTAAACGCTTTGTGGAATAGCATCAGCTACCAAGCCCATTTTTGAAATAACATTAGAAGCAGTTACCGCAGCACCTGCACCTACATCTACTACATCACCGTCAGCAAGTAGTGTAGTTCTAAATCCGTCAAACTGTCCTTCTGTTGCGTTAGTACCACCCCAGATGTTGTTTTCCATTCTTTGTGCCACTTTAGCTGAAACGTGTGCAATTAAAAAGTCAGAAAAACTTGCAGGTAGATCAGAATAAGCTGAATAACCCATAGAAATTGCTTCCCAATCGGACACAAAATCCTTCTTACAAAGTTGTAAATTAACTTGAAATTCTTCTGGTGTTAAAATTCTTTCTGTTAAAGTCAAAGTAGAAGTTGCGTCAAAGTCGCAAGATCCATTTTTGACGATGTCATCAGAAGCTACTTTTTTCATCACTTCTTTAAATTTAATGTTTGGCTTGATAGTGATTAAATCGTTAGCCAAAGTCGTACCACTTAATAACGCTGCAGACACATAAGTTCCTGCAAACTCGCCACTATATGAGGTAGTAATTGATGCGGTTGTTCCCATTTTTTAAATATTTATTTTTTTAATTATTATGCTTCTGAAGCCCAGATACCTACACCACCTGTAACATACCAAGCAGTTTCAGCTACAGCTTTAAGTGTAACAAAATC